TACCCAAAGGGCAGCATAAAATGGAAGCAACATGGCAACACTTACTTCCTACATATCGGAAGTCCGCAGGCTACTACACGATGCCAACGGAAATTTCTGGGATGATGCTGAGTTAACGGACTACATCAATAGTGCGCGTGAGCGAGTAGTCAGAGACACAGGGTGTTTACGCACCCTCCAAATTACGCAGACCCCGTTATCTACAACGGGAGTAGCGGCTACTGCATGGGCTGCAAGCACCCCTGTAACAGCCGGTCAGTTCTTGTTTTCTAACATCTTCATCTATGAAGTAATTAGTAGCGGAACAACTGACACTTCTGCCCCGCCTTACCCTGCATCTGGCTATACGTTTCCTCCTACTGCCCCGTTTACCAACGGTACGGCAACGCTGCAATACTCTAGCAATGCGGAAATAATTACTTACGCCGCTATGCCTAACGGTCAGTACACGCTAGACATCATGAATGTCAACTTGTATTGGGGAAATAGCCGCATTCCGCTGCGCTACTTGCCGTGGACAAACTTTAATGCCCAACTGCGTTACTGGCAAAACTATGTTGGCAGGCCTATTTGCTTCTCAACGTATGGTCAAGGTCAGATTTACATTTCTCCTATTCCAGACCAAAGCTATTACATAGAACTAGATACGGTAATCATGCCTACGCCGTTGCAGACCTCTGCACCTAGCGTCACTGACACCATCGTTGCTCCGTACACTGGCCCTGTAGCTTTCTACGCAGCCTACAAAGCCAAGTACAAAGAACAAAGCTACGGTGAGGCTGAAATCTACAAACAAGAGTACGGCAAGCAAGTTAATGCTGTGCAAAACTCAGTCTTCACGCGCCGCATCCCTGACCCTTACTCTAGCCCGTACTAATTATGGCAGCAGCAGAGCAAAAAAAGTCGTATGCTGTCGTCAAGAACTTTACTAGCCTAAACACAAAGGCTAATAGAACGGCAATAAAGGAAGATGAGTTCGCGTGGATTGAGAACGCAATGCCGATTGGTCACGGCAACATCAAAGTTATTCCCGCTCAATCTACCGTCAAAGATGCCAGCAACAACGTCATTGCTTTTGCCAACACTGTAAGTTTTCTTACCTCTGCCAACATTGATGTCAATGACTACATCCTTGGGTTTGAGTCTAATGGTAGGTCACAATACGTCAAGCTAGACACCAGCGGTACTGCCAACATAGGAAATGTAGCCGCTGCGGGTACGTTTTCTTCTGGCAATGTATCTGCTGCTCAATACAAAAACCAGCGCGTCATCATTGGTGACCCGGACAAGGGTTTGTTTACTTGGGATGGAGCCAATGTCTCCAGCATAGGCGCTGTAGGCTTTATAGGCGTTAGAAGTGCTGGTGCTGGATATACCTCAACCCCTAGCGTTACCCTTTCTGCCCCGCAAGAGACTACCGGCAACGTACAGGCAACAGCCACAGCTACTGTTTTAGCCAATGTAATAAGCACAATTACCCTGACAAATGCTGGTCAAGGCTATACGCTACCGCCAACCGTAACTATTTCTGGTGGTGGCGCAACTACCAGTGCTACCGCTATTGCCTCTCTAGTCACGTTCAAGACAGGCACAGTGTCTGTAGTAATGAACACATCTGGCACGGGATATACCAACTCTGCTAACGTCACAATCACTATTGGAGATGCAAGCGGCTGGACAACACGGGCAACTGCTAATGCTATTGTTAGCGGAGGTCTGATTACTCAGATTTTGATGTCCAACCCCGGCGCTGGATACACCTCTACCTCCAACGTAGCTGTGCTTATTGCTGACAGCAGCGGTACACCCGGCTCTGGTGCTACTGCTACCGGGGTAATAAACCTTGACCAGATAGTAGATGTTGCTACCTTCTCTGGTAGGGCATGGGTAGCGGCTGGACGTACTGTGTACTATTCTGCTGCGGGAAGCTACAGTGACTTTACTTCTGTTTCTGCTGGTTCTCTAGTTCTGACAGACTCTACGCTGCACGGAAACATTAAAGGCCTGCTATCTGCCAATAACTTTTTGTACATCTTTGGTGATGACAGCATTAACGTGTTCTCGGATTTGCGGGTTACCACCAGCGGCACAACCCTGTTTACCAACACCAACGTCAGCGCCAGCGTAGGTACAAAACGTATTTACGCCATCTTTCCGTATTTCCGTTCCGTTCTGTTTATGAACGATTACGGCATCTACGCTCTGGTTGGCTCCACTACCAGCAAGATTTCTGACCAGCTAGATGGTGTTTTTCCGTACATAGACTTCACAAAGCCTGTGTCTGCCGGTCAGGTTCTGCTGAACAACATCCTGTGTGCAGCTTTCTCCTTTACCTACAATGACCCAATTCTTGGCGCTCGCTCTATACAAGCAGTGTTCTTTGAGAAGAAGTGGTTTATTTCTAGCCAAGGAAGCCTGACCTACATTACGTCTGTTCCCTTGTCCGGGCTAATTAACCTGTACGGCACTACCGGCACAGACCTATACCGGCTCTACAGTGATGCCACTGGCAATGTGTCTAGCACCATCCGCACGGCCTTAATGCCTATGGGTGACCCCATCCGTACCAAGCAGGCTTTAAAGTTTGGCATAGAGGCTACGCTTAACAATGCCTCTACCATTAACGTAACGGTGGACAGTGAGGCTGGTTCTAGCCCGGTTTACACCCTAGACAATGCGGTTGTTTGGTATAACAATAGCATCACAGCTATTCCTTGGAAAAACAACAGCAATAACACTATTGGGTGGATTACATCCAATGGTTATGCCCTGTACAAAAGTGACGCGCAGCAATACGGCAAGTATCTAGGCTTGACTATCACAAGCAATAGCGCAGGCTTTGTGTACAACACGTTTGAGTTTGAACATGAATTGAGAGTGAGGTTCTAAATGGCAGTCCCATATACATTCGGCACGGCAACGGCATCTATTCCGCTGTCGCAGCTTGACAGCAATTTTGCTACCGTCATCACGTTAGGCAACACGGCTATCCAGTTGGGTAACACCGTGACTACGCTTAACAACATGACGCTTGCTAACGTCACTATTAGTAGCGGCAATATCACGCTCACAAACGTGTCTGCAACTACGGCAAACGTAACTACTGCAAACGTAGTGACGCTGATTGTTACTGGCAATGAGACTGTGCAGGGCAACACCACTGTCACAGGCACAGCAACAGCAGCAAAATTTATTCCTACTGGCACTAGCGTAACTGGTAACGGGATGTACTTGCCTGCTACCAACTCTGTAGGCATCTCTACGGCAGGCACAAACGCTGTCTATATAGACGCAAGCCAGAACGTAGGGATAGGCATAACGTCACCTACACATAAACTTCATATTGTTGACACTACTTACGCTAGTTTATATATCAAATCTAGCAGTACTAATTTTGCGGGTATGGAAATTGAGAATACAAATTCCGCAACAAAGTGGACTGTTGGAGTAGAAGGCGGCGCTTATAACACTGCTGGATTATTTTCAATTGGCATTGATGGAGTTGGGGTAAAAACAGCCATTGACTCCAGCGGTAACTTGCTGGTGGGGGGAACTACAGCCTACGGAAAAATTACATCTAATTCATCTACAAATGATTTGTACGCTGGTTATAACGGTGCTTCTCAAAAATTTGCCGTTACTAATGGAGGTACTATATTTGCCGTAAACACAACTATCAGCGCAATTTCGGATATTCGCTACAAGGAAAATGTCCGTGACTTAGATGTTGGTCTTGACAAGATTATGGCGCTTAAACCTCGCCTGTATGATTGGAAAGAAGGCAAAGGTTCTGACATTAAAAATGCTCGTGGTTTTATTGCCCAAGAATTTGAACAAGTATTTCCTGACCTGATTGATATATGGAAAGAAACGCCGCCAGAAGGTGAAGAGCCATATAAATCTATTCGTCAAGACCTTATCCCTGTACTTGTAAAAGCCATCCAAGAACAGCAAGCCCTAATCACAACCCTAACCGCCCGTATCTCGGCACTTGAAAGGTAATTATGACTATCGCATACAACTGGACAGTAGAACAATTACGCTGCCTTCCGCAATCAGAAGGACAGACCAAAGTAATTACTGATGTTCACTGGAGATGCACAGCTACTCAAGAGCAAGATGGTAAGTCTTACTCTTCTACCAACTATAGCGTTTGCAGCTTCACCTACAAAGGTGGTGATTTTATAAACTATGACAGTCTTACCATTGATGACGTACTAAGTTGGGTATGGGCAAGTGGCGTAGAAAAGACAGAGATAGAGTCAAGGCTTAGTCTTATCATTGCTGATTTGGTAAACCCCCCCATCATCACGCCTCCCCTTCCTTGGAGTCAAGCATGAGCGTAAATGCACCTTTCTGCCCTTCTGGTAACACAGTAGCCTTTACTGCCGCTACTAGCGCACCTACGCCTGTGCAGGCTTTATCTAGCACGTTAGGCGGTAACCAGTACCGTGTTCTTAACGCAGGCTCTGTGACTGTGTTTATGGGTGTGGGCACTACCTCTGCACAAGCAGGCAATAGTGCGGCTGCTGTCACCAGTACGGGTAACAGTATTCCTCTACTTGCGGGTACAGACGAAATACTTACCTTCCAACCCAACGCTTACTTCACAGGCCTGACAAGCACTAGCACGGCTGTGGTGTATGTGACCCCCGGCGACGGCTCCTGACCTATGTTAAAGACGGTAAGTAGTCTTGGCAATATAGTTGGCGCTCTTGTCTATAGAGGGACATGGGATGCCAGTTCAAACACGCCTACGCTTACCTCTAGTGTTGGAAACAAGGGTGACTACTACTACGTTTCTGTAGCTGGTAGCACTAACCTTAACGGTATCACCGATTGGCAGATAGGTGACCTTGCTGTATTTAACGGTACTGTCTGGCAAAAGATTGACAACACGGATGCTGTGCAGTCTGTAAATGGTCAGACGGGTATTGTTGTCCTAGATGCCAACAGTGTAGGCGCTACTGCCAACACTACCTATGTCTTATCCAGTGGTCTAATTACTGGCGGTGGTAGGCTAAATGCCAACGTAACACTAGGTCTTACCAGCGTACCTGTGGCTAACGTGCCGGGTGCTGTGCCTAATACTGTTAACGTCTTAGCCTCTGGCCTGCTTACTGGTGGTGGCCCACTTACCAGCAATGTGACTATAGGACTGACTACCGTACCTATTGCCAATGTCCCTAGTGCTGTTCCAAACACTGTGAACATTATTGCAAGTGGATTGTTAACAGGTGGTGGCAACCTTTCTAGCAACGTAACTATAGGGCTAACCACTGTTCCTATTGCCAACGTACCTAGCGCAGTACCCAACACGGTCAATGTGCTGGCAGGAGGTCTGCTCTCTGGTGGCGGCAACTTGTCTGCTAACGTAACCATCTCACTAGCCAACGTACCCAACGCCAACGTCACAGGCCTTGGCAACATGGCTTTTCAGAACTCTACCAGTGTGACTATTACTGGCGGTAACGTAAATGCACAGACTACCAACTTCACAAGCACTACGTCTTCTAGCGCAACATTTGCAACGTCTAGCCTGTTGCTAGTTCCTGCTGGATTCTTTAGCTTTGACCTTAACGGCACAGTAGTAAAAGTGCCTTACTACGCTGTTTGACATGGAACAAGACACTAATAACACATCTTTTGTAGACTTGCTCATTATTTGGGCAGGGACTATTGCAAGTCACTTTACATCGTATGACTTGATGGTGTGGGCTACTCTCATCTTTACCGTGCTAAAGACTTACATTCTTATCCGTAATGAGTTCTTTGGGAAAGACGGAGAAGAACCGTGAATATGGATGTTTTAAGTTACGTCAAGTTTGGCGACAAGGATGGCCTAGCGGAGATGCTGTTTGAAAACGGTGTGCAGCATCGTCTGTTTCACCAGATTATTACTGATACAGGAGTGACGTATCCTAAGTATCCTATAACAGATGCCAGCCCCGAAAACCTTGATGATTGGCTGTTTGTGCATAACCAAGAGCATGAGTCTTTGTCTTCTATCTTGACACTTGACAACCCGTTTCAGTTGTTAGATGCTGATTGGAACGTAGAAGATGACTTCTATGATTGGTTGGGTGTACACCTGTCTATTCACGAACAAATAGCGTCAGCTTTAGGAGTCTAATCATGGCATCAGGCCCAACAGCACAATTAAAAACAACAGGAGTTACAAGAGCAAGAGGCGAATCAGACCAAAGCTACAACGCCAGAGTATCTGCGTACAACAAGGCTCAAGCTAAAGCGGCGGCAGATGCTAAAACAACATCAGATGCTTCTGCTGCTGCATCAAAACAAAAACTTGATGCTTTGATAGCGTCTAAATATCCCAAAGGTTTGCCATCTTGGGTTGCAGCTAATGGATTGATACCTTCGTTAACCACTGACCCTAACCGTATGGTTTTCATAAAAGAAACACCAGAAGGTAAAACGTATTACGGTGAACAAGGTGAATTTAGAAGCCAAACAACTTATGCAAGTCAAGGAATTGACCCGCTTGCTGTTTTTGGTGGTATGGCTTTATCTTTCTTGCTTCCCGGTGTTGGAAGTGCTATTGCTGAGTCTCTTATAGCTGAAGGAATTATTACATCACAAGTTGCTGCAAACATAATTGGCAGTGTTGTTGCAAACACTGCTGCGAGTGTTACACAAGGAAATTCTTTTGATGATGCACTAAAAAACTCTCTTGTTAGTGCTGCTGTTAGCACAGGCTCTGTGGAAGTTGCAAAAGAAGTTAACAAGTTTGTTACAAGCAAAGCTGTAACGGATGCTATTGTTTCTGCTGCTGGCTCTGCCGTAAAGACAGCCGCTACTGGTGGTACAGAACAAGACGTTATTAACAACATGACGGGTGCGTTAGCTGGCTCTGCTGCATCTTCTGCGTATCAATTAGGTGGAGAAGATTACACACGGCAAACAGGAAGGGTCATAGGTTCTGCTGTTGCTGGTTATGTTACAAGTGGCCCAACTGGTGCTATTACAAGTGCTGTAGGAGAGTTAGGAAGTCAGTCAAAAGGCAAAGTTGCTGGCACAATTGAAAACGTAGTTTCTCCTTCTGATACAGGAGCATTGCCAGCATCACAAGTGGCTGCAATGACTCCACAAACTGATGCTGGTGCATTAGACCCTGTAACCATTACTGGTCAACGTCCTACTGACATCACTAGCACTGACATCATTAGTCCTAGTGGTGCTACAACACCGGCAGGAGGTTCTCTACCTCCCGTAACTGTTACAGCAAAACGTCCTGATGACATTACTGACACAGATGTTATAAATGCTATTGCTGCGGAAAAGAAACCAGATGCTGTGTTACCTACCGTCACTGTTACTGGTAAAAGGGAAGAGCCTTTAGCTTTAGATAATGTAACTATCACTGGTAAAAAAGATGGTGAGTTAGAGCCTGTCACAATTACTGGAAAGGCAGAAGAACCTCTTGCCGCAGAAGAACCCGTTCCAGAAGAAAAACCGCCAGAAGAAAAACTTTACCAGCCCAATTTGTTTATTCTTGGCGGCAAGAAACCAAAAACATCTACAACGCCTCCAAAAACACCTACTTCTGCTTTAAGTCAGGCATTAGGTACAACAACAGGGTTGACAGCATCCCGTGGGGCTGGTGAAATTGAAGACCCGTCTACGGGTAAGAAGCGTAAAAAAGTTTGGAACGAGGAAACCTTGCGTCTTAAAGACGCTCTAGGAGTTTAATCATGGCATCAGCAGTAAGACAAATTACCAGTGTTGGCGGCGATATACGCAAAATAGCGAGGCTTTTACAAAAGAAAGCCCCGCCCGGTCACATGTTGGCGTACATCAACCAAGAAGAAGCTGACTTGCTGAAAGAGCGTGGAGGCTCTGGTAAGCCACATGCTGATACTGGAGTTCCGTCTTTTGAAGATGGAGAAGACTTGATTCCTTTGGATACAGTACCAGAAACTCCTTACGTTCCTACACCGGCTGGCCCAGACATTACCGAAACAGCAACTCCAATAGAACAACCGTCTTACGCCCCTACCGCAACAGATGTTGTTACGCCTGATGTATATACGCCTACTTATGGCACGGACGTTACTGCTGCACCTACATTCCAAACACCAAGACAACTAGGAAGTTATCCGGGTGGCTCTGCTCCTCCAACTCCAGCATCATTAGCGCAAACACCAAGAGGTGATAAAAGTTTGCTAGGCACAGCGGCAGAGAAAACTGGTTTTAGTGAAGACACGTTGAAAAAACTAGGCATTTCTGGATTGCAGGGATTGATAGGTGCTTATCAGGCCAACAAAGCACAGCAAGCTGGACAAGCTGGTAAAGAAGATTTGTCTGCCTTGGCTGCACCTTACAGGCAACAAAGCCAAGAGATGATTGGCAAAGCACAGCGCGGAGAACTTACGCCTGTTGGACAACAGCAATTGCAAGCAGTGCAAGCACAGGCAGCGCAGGGTGCAGAACGCCGTGGAGGTGTAGGCGCACAGCAGTCTATGGCACAAGTAGAAGCCTTCCGACAACAGTTGTTGCAAGGTCAGTATGACTACGGTTTGAAACTGTCTGGTATTGCGGATAACATCATTACTGGTGCTATCAAAACAGGATTGCAAGCTGACCAATATGTAAGCAAGTTGACCACAGACTACTTTGGAAACATGGCTAGGATAATGGCTGGTGTTCCAGACAAAGCTACTACGGGAGCGTAATCATGGCTGATACATTTTCAACTCTTGACACTGGTGAATACACACCTCTGCCTAAAGTTCCCAAGGGAGGGGAACTTACTATGCAAGATGTGTTGGGTGTTAGAGAACCCTTCATACCAAAAAAACAAAAGTTAGAGTCTCAGCTTTCTCAATCTGACTTAGCAGTAGAAGAATCAAGACAACGACAAAAAATGATGGAAGTTACTGGTGAACGGGACGTAAAACAACGTGCAGCAGAACAAGAAAAAACAGTACAAGAAGACTATCAAAAACAATTAGAAGCAGAGCCGCTTCCTGCTTTTATTCCAACCAAAGAATCTGCAAAAGACATTGCAACATTGTTTTCTACTGTGAGCGTCATAGGTATGTTGTTGGGTGGTGCTGGCAAGCTAAATGCCATGCAAGCCATGAGTGCCATGAACGGCATGTTGGAAGGTCACCAAAAAGGACGTTCTGACCTATACAAGAAACAGGCTACGGAGTTTGACAAGAACTTCAAGGCTATGACTAAGAGGCATGAAGAGTTACGCAAAAAAATGGAAGATGCCGTAAAGTTAGTTTCTGTTAACAAAGAAGCTGGTCTGGCAGAAGCTAAGATGGCGGCAGCAGAGTCTGGCAGCGACATTCTCAAAACTTTGGTAAACAGAGGTGAAATTGTCCGCGCCCTTGAAACTTTAAACGATACTGTGCAAGGCCGTGAAGCTGCACTCAAACTTGTGTTGCAAGAACAAGATAAAGCAGCAGTTCGTAAAGCAGCAGCAGATAGAGAAGCAGCAGTAGAGCGCAGGCATCAGCAAGATATGGCCCAAAGAAAAGAACTTGCACAATTGCGTTCAGAAGGAAAATCATCTTCTGTAAAAGGTGGGGCTGTGCAATTTCGATACAACCAAGCCATGACCAATGCTGGCAATCAACTTGCAAATGAAATTGAAAATGCAGCATCCTTGCCTATATCTGCTACACCTCCCGTATTAGCAGAAGTTTTAACAGACCCAAGCAAAGGATTAAGTGAAGCTGGAAAAAGGTTTTTTGCTCAGAAAATTACAGATGAGGAAGCAAGAGCGTTCCAACAAGTCTTTGCTGGCATGACACGGGCTATTACAACCATTGAAGCAAGTGGCAGGCCTTCTGGAGCAACGGAAGGTGCTATAAGAGAGTTTGCAAAATCACAGCCTCGTGCTGGCGACAAAAAAATAAATGTTTATTTGTCTTTGGCTCAAACAAAACAAGTTATGGATATTCTTGTTAAAGATTTGAAAGCTGCTGAAGCTAATCCTGTACAAATTTCTCAAGCTGAAGCAGCTAAAGACCGAGTAGATAACATGATTACTTGGACAGTTCGGGATGTAAACAGAATTATTAGTTCTGGAAAAAGCGCCTTGATAGACTCTAAAGTTCAAGATGCTACTCGTACTTCTCAAACTCTTAGTGATTTCAATAAACAAGTTAAACCCGGTGTATCAAAGCAATATGCAACAGAAGCAGATGCAGAAGCTGCATTTAAAGCTGGAACACTCAAGGCTGGTGAGAAAGTAAACATTGGTGGTGTTTCTGGAACTTGGGAGTAATTATGGCATTCAAAGCAGACAAGCCTACAAGTCGTTTTACTCCTGACGCACCAGATGAACCTACCATTGGCGAAAAAGCCGGTGCTGGTCTTTATGGCGCGGCTACTGGTTTTGTTGGCGGTCTTGGTGAACTAGAAAAGTTTGGCGCTGATGTTGTTCCTGAGTTTCTTGGGCTTAGGGACAAAGAAGATACTGAAAAGTTTAGGAAAGAGGGCGGCGTATTTGGGACTGGTAGAGAAACAATCCTTCCAACTATTGAAGAGGCCCAAAGTGTATTGGGAAAAGTTGGTATCAAAAAGCCAAGAGAAGAAGTGTCTGGCTATCAAACAGCAGGTGAAATTCTTGGTGGTTTAGGAACTTCATTGCCCGGTCTTGTAAAGGGTGGAACAAAGGTATTGTTGGGCACTCCTTCTAAGACCAGTGCTGCCTATGCAAAAACAGCAGAAGACTTAGGATTTAAGTTGTCTCCTAGCCAAGTAAGGCAAGACATTCCTGTTCCAGAAAAAGGTGCAACTTTATTTGCAGAAAAAAATCAAACCCTTGCCAATAATCTTGCTTCTAAAGCAACAGGCAAAGAGGCTGCTGAAATCAATCCAGATTTTGTGCGCGGTAGGTTAAAAGACTTAGGAGAACAATTTAACAAGCTGTACAAAGGCAAAGACTTCAACATTGATGAAGACGCTGTTAACGCCCTGCGTTCACTAGCAAACAATGAGATGCAATTGCCTGTTAACGCACAGGTCAATGCCGTTAAAAAGACTGCTCAGACTATTTTGGACAATTATGAGTCTCTTGCTAAATCAACTGGCGCAAAGCCAAGTACGTTTTCTATTGAAGGTGATGCCCTACAACGTATCCGTTCTGACCTTATGGCTAGTGCAAGGTCTGCTACTAATAGGCAAGATGCCCACCAGATATACGAACTTGTAGATGTTATTGACCAATCTGTTGCTAAAAATCATCCAGAGATTGCAGCAAAGCTGTCTCAAATTAGGCCTTTGTATCGCAGCACTGTAGTTCTGGAAGACTTGCTTAGAAGCGGTGGAATACAGCAAGGAAACATAAGCCTTGAAAAACTTGGCAATATGCTTGGTCAACGGCGAAGCGGTGTTAGGCGCGGAACGTCTGGCGATATTGACCAGCTTGGAGAGATGGGTAGAGAGTTGAAGCTACGCGCTAGGTGGGAGTCCGCAGGCCGTGGCGCTACTGGTGGCGAGGATATTCTTGGAAAAGCCTTGGGTACATGTGCGGATATTGCGTCTGCCCTGACAGGAACTAGAACCCGTGCGGCTAGAGCCTTACAACGGGCTTATGAAAAGAACCCAACTTTGTTACCTCCCAAGGTAGGCAAATATGCACCATCAGGACTGCCAGCAGCTACG